AGTATTTCCTAAAACCTATTGAACCTCAATTTGGATTGTTGGACCCAGTTGAAGTCACACCCGAGATACGTGATCGTTGTCAAGTCTTGATAGATAGATACTCATCAGGCGAGAGATCGTCGTGTGTTTATATGGCACACTTAAAAGATGAGGCTGTATCCTTTGCCAAGGTTAAAGCAAAGAAGACACGTGTCTTTTGTGGTGCTCCAATGGATCAAACAATTGTAACGAGAATGTTTCTATTATCAACCATAAGATTTGTTCAGAATAATAAACTCTTATTTGAAAGTGCCCCCGGTATTGTTGCGCAATCATCAGACTGGGAACATTTGTATAAGTATATTACACAATTTGGTGATGATATGATTATAGCTGGAGACTATAGGAAATTCGATAAAACTATGCCTGCAGAGTTCATTCTTCAAGCCTTCGACATACTCCGGTATGTTTGTGAGCTTTCAGGGAATTATACTCAAGAACAATTGCGCGTAATTGAAGGTATAGCTGTTGACACTGCCTATGCACTGTGTGACTTTAATGGTGATCTTATTCAATTTTATGGTGGGAATCCCTCTGGCCATGCTCTTACCGTTATCATAAATGGTTTGGTAAATTCTTTGTATATGAGATATGCCTATCGGGTTTTAAATCCAGATAAGATATGTTCTACATTTAAGGAAAATGTCAGCTTAATGACCTATGGAGATGATAACCTTATGGGAGTGAGTCGCAATATTCCCTGGTTTAATCATACCTCAATTTCTGAGCTTTTTGCTACATACGGTCTTGGTTACACGATGGCGGATAAAGATGCCATGAGTATCCCATATATCCACATAAGTGATGCATCCTTCCTTAAACGTGGCTTCCGTTATGATAGTGACACTGGATTTTGTTTTGCCCCCATTGAACTGGAGTCTATTGAGAAGAGTTTAATGGTTTGGACTTTTTCCAAGTCGGTTTGTAAGGAAAGACAAGCTGTTGACATAGTTTCGAGTGCTCTAGGAGAATATTTCTTCTGGGGTAAAGATGTTTTTGAGGAAAAGTCTAAGATTCTACGCAATTGCTTGATTGAAAGTGGTATGATGGATTATATCACTGACACCACTTTCCTAACATGGGACAATCATGTGGATCGATTCATACAAGCTTCTGTCGGAAGGCAACTTTAGGGGCCTCTCGTCCTTGGTATGGGACGTTAAATAATGTACTGTGTTTCCGTGTTACACTCTTAATACAACATTTATGGTGGCCTGATTAGCCATCATATCTTAAAGCCTATCGAGAAAACCAATAAAAAGGCGGGCCGTCCGAGTAAACGAGCCAACGCGCGTGATCTGCGTAAGATCACCCAGC